AGTGCAGCTGTCAGAGTTAATTACTCTCTAACAACTACACTTTTATGGTACTAAATAGACGCTCATTTCTGAACGTCTTAGTTGTTGAAACCATTGGAACTATGCAGGATAGTTTGTTTCATCTTCATTTTTCTATGTTTTTGTTCTTATGCAACCGTAGCAGGAAAAAACTTGTCCTATACAAAATGACGTATTTTCAAGGCTTTCCAGCTATGTTGTTCTTACGAGGTCGCACCAGAACCTATGACCAGAAAAGAATACATAGATACCCTGACATCTTATGGAACTGCAGAATACATGGCCAAAGCAATGAAGTCTTTCTCAAATGAGACATATAACACGCTTCTGCATACTATTTTCTGGCATGAATGGCTACAAGGAAAAGTAGACCACAACGGAAGGCCGTGGGAAGAATAAGGGTACTCTAAAATCCACATAGATATGCCTGCTCCCAAGCCTGTCAACGGGAGCAGGAGAAAGGAGACGTATGAATCTCAGACAGAAAAAGAAATTATTCAAGAAAGCGATCGGCCAGAATCCGCCAGGATGGATGCATTATACCGGCCGTCGGTTCCACAATTTCCTTCACAAGCCCTGGGGCGGTCTGAAAGAATTAAAACGACAGGAAGCTACCAGAGCAGTAGAAAATTTTAACCGGAATATTCAGGATAGAAACACTCAGATCAGAACATCACGGAGGTACACCAGATGAATCAGGAAGGATTATTATTTCCAAAAGGAATCATCAGAAAAAAACGAAAGAAACACCATAAAAGCATCATAGACAGAGACACAAAAGGTCGGTGTTTCATCTGCCAGAAACGAGGCTATACCGAATGCCATCACATCTATGGCAATGCAAACCGAAAATACTCGGAACAATACGGTTTAACCGTATATCTTTGCCCGGAATGCCACAGGACCTCAGAGATTGCCGTACATAGAAACAAGGAAGTCCGAACCACCCTGCAGCGGATCGGCCAGAGGACCTTTGAAAAGAAATGCGGCAGCAGGGAAGAATTTGTAAAACTATTCGGTAAGAATTATCTGGAGGATGAAAATGAGCACAAGAGCAGAAACATGTAAACATAGTACAGGGCACATCGGAGCTGTAGCAGTATATACCCGTCCCACCTGTCCGAACATGCACATCATCAAAGGCAAATATGTTACAGCCAAAATGAACTGCAAGGACTGCAGATTCTATGAGGAGAGGAAATGAATTTATATGAGATCACAGACATAAAGACAGGAAAGACTATAGAACCGGCGGTTACGCTGAAACAGGCAGCAGAAAGACTAAAGTGTTCCAGAAGTGCAGTATCAGGAGCTTATTATGGGAATTATGCGATTGGGCATAGATATGCAATAGAAGTGGTAGATACAGCCATTGCAAAACAGGATCCAATATGGACCGAATGGGAAATGAGAAGAAACTGGTTTTTAAAATTATGTGGGAGGACATAAGAATGACAGGAAAGAACAAAGAAGGCTATCCGGATCCAACAGCCAGCAAAGCAATCTGGGCAGCAGATCATATGCCAGAGCATACATATAAAGACTATTGCATACTCAGAGCAATGGCATACCGCATGGGATTGAAGATAACCAGAATAAAAGATTTAGAATCTGGAAGGGAATGGAGCCGATAAAAAGAAGGAGGCCGGGAACTCTCAACAGCTCCCGGCTAAAAGTATGAAAAAGAAAAAAGTTTTATTTGCAATTACTCTTTGCTCTGTACAGGTAATAATATACCCAGAAAATGTGAGCAATATGTGATACAGATTTGAAGAATTTGTGAAAGGGGAGCGATACCGATGGAAATGATAGAAACTACAATACACGAAGAAAACGAACAGAAGAAAGAATACTTGAAATCCTACCGGCGGGCAATAAAGAGAGAGCAGGACATCCTGGACGAGATACAGCGGTTGAGACTAGACAAAATGTTTCCATCGGTAGTCAATGATGGAATGCCGCACGGCAGCAGTCATTCAGATCTGTCTGATTATGTAGCTATTCTGGATGAACAGATAGAACTTCTGAAAGAGGAACGTCTGGAGAAAGCCAAATGTTACCAGAAGATTGAAAGGCAAATTCGCCAGATGGAGAATGAGGATGAGCAGGAAGTGCTGAGACTGCGGTACATACTTGGGATGAAATGGGAAGAAGTCGCTGTAAAAATGAATTACAGTTGGAAGTGGGTACATAAAATTCATGGAAGAGCGCTGATGAATTTTAAAATATAAAAGAGTACATAGAAGTACACACTCAATATGTGATATTATTACAATGAACTTGGATGGAAAGAATCCAAAGAATCTCTCCAAATACATTTTCTTAACGCCCTGTAGAAATATAGGGCGTTTTGTAGTATTATAAAAGAAAATGTATGTGGGAGAATGTAGAATGAAAGAAACAAAAAGAGAAAAAGAACAGTGCTTTGTTATTATGCCTATTAGCGATCAAGGTGATTATCCGGAAGGGCATTTTGATAAAATTTATAATCAAATCTTTAAACCAGCTATTGAAGAAGCAGGGTATGAGGCCTACAGAGTTGATGAAAATAAAATATGTGATTCAATAATGAAAAAGATATTTGATGCGTTGTATAGATGCCCAATGGCAGTTTGTGATTTAAGCAACCGTAATCCGAATGTTTTATATGAGCTTGGAATAAGACAAGCATATGATAAACCTGTTGTTTTGGTTCAAGATGATAAAACAGATAAAATATTTGACATTTCTGGCATTAACACAGTGTATTATAAAAGTAATAGATTGTATGAAAATATACTTGACGCGAGAAAAAAAATAACAGAGGCAATTATGTCGACAAAAGACGGAAAAGAAAATTCAATTATAAAAATATGGCAAGCTATGGCTGCGGATATTTCTTATGATGCAATGACAAGGGAAGATAAATTGGAAATCATGATTCGTAGCATGATGAATGACATACAGGAATTGAAAATGGACAAGAGAAATAATATAGAAAATTATGAGACTTACTTTAATATTATGGGAGATGAAAGAAATTTAAAAAAATCAAATATAGTTGATTCGATTTTTATTGAGCTACAGCCAGGAATAACCAAAAAAGAAATAGAGATTGCAATAAAGAATATTGAGAGACAATGTAAAATTCCAATATTATGGAAAATACGAAATGGCAAATTATATACAAATCTCGAACCAGAAATGATTGGCAATGTAGCATGTATGAATGAACTAAACAAGTTAGGGATAGTGTGCTTGTAAATATTAATACAGTCGATATGCACATAAATAGAAAAAGTAGCCTAGCCTACGGCTGCTTTTTCTATACTCAAAAACGAAACGAATGAGAGGTGGTGAGGCTTGGCAAGAGCAAGGGATCCGAACCGGAATAAAGCTTTTGAAATATATAAAAAACATGGCGGAAAGATTGATTTGGTTGAGATTGCAAGTCAACTGAATATTTCACCTGGGACAATTCGAGGATGGAAATCAAAGGACTCTTGGGATACACAATTGAATGGAACGCTCCGTAAAAATACGGAACGCTCCAAAAGAAGAAAAGGTGGTCAGCCTGGAAACAAAAATGCAGAAGGGCATGGTGGCAACGGACCACCTGGAAATAAGAATGCAGTTAAAACAGGAGAGTTTGAAACTCTCTTTTTTGATACCCTAAATCCAGAAGAAAAACAGTTAGCTGCCATGGTACAGCCAGATAAAGAGCAGCTTTTACTTCAGGAGATCCGTCTTCTGACAGTCCGTGAACATCGGATGCTGAAAAGAATAGAATCTCTTCGTCAGCTAGAAGAACAGGAGCCAGAAACAGGAGATGATGGAGAAATTATCCCTTCAGGAATGTCGGTAACAGAATATAGTTCCGGTATAGAAAAGGGAAAACCTACCGAGCTGAGGAAATACGAAGGAATCTTAGGTCAGATTCAGGCAATTGAGGATGCATTAACCAGAGTCCAGGCAAGGCAGCAGAAAGCCATCGAAACCTTGCACAAGTTTGGATATGATGATGCCCGTCTGGAACTTGAGACAATGCGATTTGAATTTGAACTCCTGAAACAGGATGGACAAAACGAAGACACTGAAGATGATGGCTTCCTGGATGCTATGAATGCATCTGCAGAATCTGTTTGGGGTGATGTAGATGTATGAAAAGATATCAGCATTAAGAGAACGCCTCAATAAAATGAAACAGAACCGATCCGCAAAACAGAACGGACAGACATTTCATTTTTCTCCGTTTTCACAAAAACAGAAGCAGGTTCTGACTTGGTGGTGTGAAGGTTCACCAGTACACGACAAAGACGGAATCATTGCAGATGGAGCAATCCGATCGGGAAAGACCATCAGCATGTCCTTATCATTTGCCATGTGGGCAATGAGTACTTTTAACGGTCAGAACTTTTCCATGTGCGGAAAAACAATCGGTTCTTTCCGGCGAAATGTTCTGTTCTGGTTAAAGCTGATGCTCCGATCCAGAGGCTATTCCATCACGGACCACAGAGCAGACAACCTTTTAACCATCAGAAAGAATGGAAAAGAAAATTATTTTTACATATTTGGCGGTAAGGATGAGCGCTCCCAGGATCTGATCCAGGGCATCACACTGGCTGGTGTGTTCTTTGATGAAGTTGCTCTGATGCCAGAGAGCTTTGTGAACCAGGCAACAGGACGTTGTTCTGTAAAGGGAAGTAAGTTCTGGTTTAACTGCAACCCGGATGGACCCTATCACTGGTTTAAACTCAACTGGATAGATAAATCCACAGGATATCTGGGCAAGGAAGAATCAGAAAGGATCAGGAAAAAAGCTGCAGCAGAAGGCAAGGAAGCCGGGTTAAAAGAAATCCTCTATCTCCATTTTACAATGGATGACAATTTATCCCTGGATGAAGAAGTAAAAGCCAGGTACCGGAAGATGTATGTAGGAGTGTTCTTCAAACGCTACATCATGGGATTATGGGCGGCAGCAGAGGGCATTATTTATGATATGTTCGATGAAGAAAAGCACGTTCAGAATATCCGTGATTTCTTCCAGTTACTGATCAATGGCAACAGATACGTATCCTGTGACTACGGTACTCAGAATGCAACCGTATTCCTGCTTTGGAACAAAGGAATCAATGGGAAATGGTATTGTATTCGAGAGTATTACTATTCCGGAAGAGATAAAGGCAAACAGAAAACAGATTCAGAATATGCAGACGACTTAAAGAAGTGGCTGGATGGAACAAAGATCAAAGCGATCATTGTAGACCCATCGGCCGCTTCTTTTATTGCAGAGCTCAGAAAGCGTGGCTATAAGGTCATCAAGGCAAAAAATGATGTCCTGGACGGAATCCGTCTGGTTGGAATGCTATTGAACTTGGAACAGCTCGTGTTTGCTTCTTCCTGTAAGGAAACAATCAAAGAATTTGCTTCCTACATCTGGGATGCAAAAGCCCTGGAGCATGGTGAAGACAAGCCTGTAAAACAATTCGATCATTGCCTCGACGCAACACGCTACCTATGTAGTACCATAATCGGCAATAAACTTGCCAAACTAAAAGACGTAAGGATGTGAGAAACATGTATACATTCACAATTCCAAGAGAAAAATTCGATGAACTGAACCCGGACAAGCAAGTAATTCGTCAGCTGATCAGCAAGCACATCAGCATGGTAAGCCGATTACAGAAAAATATGGCTTACTATGAAGGAAAGCATAAGATTTTAGATGATGCAGGTCGGGAGAATAAGCTGGTCTGCAATCATGCCAAAGATATTGCAGATACTGCTAGTAGCTATTTCATCGGGAATCCAGTATCTTACAAGTCAGAAAGTGATATTACAGATCTGACAGATGCCCTGGAGCTGGCAGGCGCAGATGAAGTAGATGGAGATAACGGCTTAGAACTTTCTATCTATGGACTTGCCTATGAATATATTTATACAAAAGAAAACGAAAACTTTTTGTGTATAAAGAATCTTTCAGCAGAAAACACCTTCATGGTAAAAGACGACAGCATTGAGGAAAACGAACTCTTTGCTGTCTATTATTATATCCGAAAAGATGATTCCGGACAGCGTTCAGATCATTACATGGCAACCGTAGTCACTACAAATTATAAATACGAACTGGACATTGAGCATAACAATATACGTCAGGAGACAACAGAACCGGCAATCCCTCATTATCTGGGAGAGATTCCAATCATCGAATATCTGAATAATAAACTGGCAATTGGTGATTTTGAACTGCAGATTCCTCTGATCGATGCCTATAACGTTCTGATGAGTGATCGAGTCACTGATAAAGAACAGTTCATAGATGCAATCCTGGCAATCTACGGAACATTGCTGGCAGATGAAGAGATAGAAGATGAGAATGGAGAAAAGAAAGATGGTGTGGCTGCAGCTATAAAGCAGCTAAAGAAGAGAAAGGTCCTGGAAGTGCCAGATGGTGCCAAGGCAGAGTATCTGACCAGAACATTCGACGAATCTGGTGTGGAAATCCTGAAAAAGGCAATAGAACAGGATATTCACAAGTTTTCTCACATTCCATGCATGACAGATGAAAGCTTCGGTGGCAATGTCTCGGGCGTAGCGATGGAATTTAAACTGCTGGGGATGGAGAACATCACCAAGATTAAGACTAGATACTACCGAAAAGGTCTTAGAAAGCGTGTCCGGATTTTCTGTAATTTTCTTAGATTGCATGGAAAAAACATAGACCCAACCGGGATCACAATGACTTTTACCAGAGCATTGCCAAAGAATCTCCTTGAAATCTCTCAGATTGTATCGAACCTCTGGGGAAAAGTAAGCAGAAAGACATTACTGTCCCAGGTGCCATTCGTAGAGAATGTAGATGATGAGCTGAAAGCCTTGGATGAGGAGACAGAGGAAAATCTGAAGCGGCAGCAGGAAATGTTTGGAATGCAGGGGAACACTCCACCAGATCAGACAGATCCAGATAAAGAAGAGAAGCCTCCCGCAAAGAAAAAGGAAGATGTAAATGAAGAATGATTCCTACTGGGAAAGCAGAGCTGCCTGGGATATGTATCATCGAATGGAAGGCGCAGAACAAACAGCAGATCTATTGGCAAAGGTATATCGAAACGCATCTATGCTGATCACAAATAAGGCTAAGGACATATTTGAAAAGTATATGACTAAGCATGGCTTATCAGAAACGCAGGCATGGAATTTACTAAATACCATGCAAGATCAGACATCCCTAGAAGAACTACTGGATACTCTGAGAAACAAAAATTCAGATAAGACCAAGCAGGAACTCCTTCGAGAGCTGGAAGCACCGGCATATCGAGTCAGGATTGAAAGACTGCAGGACCTGTTACGACAGGTGGATACAGTCATGCAGGGAGTATACCAGCAGGAACAGCTATTTGACACCAGCTTCTTTCAGAACCTCTGCGAAGCTGCATATTACCGTTCCATCTATAACGTACAGAAACAGACCGGACTTGGGTTTAGTTTCTCCAACATCAGTCAGAAACAGATCAAGCAGGTGCTTTCTATGAACTGGTCAGGTAAACATTACTCGCAGCGTATCTGGAAGAATACACAAGAACTTTCCAGAACGCTAAAGCAGGAGTTACTGGTAAGCTTGCTGATTGGCAGGACAGACAGAGAGACGTCCGAGGTAATCATGAACCGTTGCGGTGCAGGCGCTATGCAGGCAAGGCGTTTGGTGAGAACAGAGAGCTGCTTCTTGTCCGGAGAACTGACAGCAAGATCTTACGAGGAATGCGGAATAGAAAAATATCGCTATCTTGCAACCTTGGACCTCAGAACCAGTAAGATCTGCCGGGAACTGGATGGAAAGATATTTCCCTTAAAAGACAGAAAACCGGGAAAGAATTACCCACCTATGCATCCTTGGTGCCGATCCACCACGATCAGCGTCATAGATGAAGAGATTTTAGTGAACATGAAACGAAGTGCATATAACCCCAAAACAGGACGCACAGAGACAGTTCCTGCAAATATGACATATGATCAGTGGTATAAGAAATATGTAAAAGGTAATGCCCAGACAGAAGCGGAAGAAAAATCCATTCAGAACGCATCCTCGGACAAGAAGCAATATGAAAGATACCGGGAAATCCTCGGCAAAGATGCTCCGAAACGCTTTGCAGACTTCCAGGAAATGAAGTATAATGATCCAGAGAAATGGAGATTTACAAAGCTTGATTATCAGAGAAGAAATGAACTATTGCAGCATCCAGAACTGAAACTGCCGAATGCAGAAAATGCAATGGCGGCAGATGCCAAATTTGAAAAGTATCTGTTCGGAGGCTCACATCCAGAAGGACTTGCAAAAGGAAATGCTTTCTCAAGCAGACTTGGATACGATGCTGAAAACTGGAATAGCCTGAAAAAGCAGATTATAGCAAGAGCACCGCAGTATCCAGTACAGAGCAAAGGCGTAAATGGATATGGAAAACATATGTATGAGCAAAAGATCGTTTTGTATGGATTAAAAGGAACTCCTGCAAATGTTGTCGTTGGATGGTCTGCGGATGATGAAAGCGTAACTATGGCGAGTGCCTATATCAAGGAGGTAAAGTAGATGAAAATCAAAGAATTTGATACAGTTCTCCTGAAGGATGGAAGAGAAGGCAGCGTTATGGAAGTTTTCCCGGACGGTTCCCTGATCATAGATGTAGGCAATTCCCCGGAAAGCTGGGAAACTTTGTATGATAAAACAGTAGCAGATGTAGAAAAAGTTATTCATAGCTCAGAAGAGTAAAATATTAAAGAAGAACCACCAGTCAGAATGGCAGGTAGTATTTTTATAATTTTTTCTTGACTTTTTGTCTGCCATAAACTACAATGATTTTATGGCAGACAGAAAGTGAGGTGAAAAAATGCCAAAGCAGATTGGAAGACCACAAAGCACTAATCCAAAAGCGGACAGGATTACAGTTCGTTTGACAGAAGATGAGCAAAAAATTCTACAGGAATGCGCAAAAGAATTTGGAACAACAAGTGCAGATGTTTTGCGCCGAGGATTAAATTTGATGGAAGTTGAAAAAAATAATACGTATGCACGTCAGCTTCTGGATGGAATGGTACTTTTAGATGAGTATATAACGAAGAAAAATCCGGATTTGATAAAAAAACACAAAGGACAAGTTAAGGAAAACTTTAAGTGGTATTACGAATCAATTGAAAAATAAGGGATTCCGCCCCGACCAAAGATTGGAATCCCCTGTAGTAAATAGAAGTTTCCTTCTGTAAATATTATAATGCAGATGGAGACTTCTTTCAAGAACCAAAATTTGAAAGGAGTTTTATTATGCAGTTGCCAGAAACAATAGAAATTGAAGGGATTAAGGTATTAACTACAAAACAAATTGCAGAAGCGTATGGAGTAAAACCTGATATAATAGGTTATAACTTTAGGTATAATAAAGAACGATATGTAGAGGGTAAGCATTATATTATGCTTGAAGGTCAAGTGTTGAGAGAGTTTAAAGCAACCAACGTTGAAATTCAACGGTCGTTACCAAAGATTAGTAAATTGTATCTTTGGACTGAAAAAGGAGCTTTGCTCCATGCTAAATCCCTCAATACTGATAAGGCATGGCAGGTATATGACTTCTTGGTGGACTTCTATTTCAGAGTAAAGGTAAATGAACCAGAAATTCAGGAGAAAAAAGAACCTAAAAAAAGGGTGAGTAAAAAGATTGATATTTCTTCTGAAATAGGAATTTTGAAGGCAATTCAAAAGATTAGAAGGGATATTACCTGCATGGATGTTCTGTTGGAGAAATGTGAAAATGAAACCTGGGAGTCAAAATATATAGATACAAAATTTGAAGCAATGGATATGGTCAGAATGATCGCAGAGGATTGCAATAAACTTGCACAATTGCAACCTAAGGTAATTCAAGAAGTAAATTGGTGATTATTAGGAGAGCTTGGAAACAGGCTCTCTTTTAATATACAAAATTGCGCCGGCGCAACTGGGAGGAGGTGAGCAGGATGAAAGTAAAATGTACCAAACGCTACAGCGATATACGTCTGAACAAGATCATTGAAGCAGGAACAGTTCTGGAGGTAGACAAAGCCAGAGCTGAGCACCTGGTTCACGAAGGCGTTGCTGAGATTACAAAAGAAACTGAAAAGGTAGCAGACAGGGGAAAGGAATAGGTGATCCAGATATCTCCCTCTGGGACGCGGGGTGAAGCGTCTTATTTTTGTGTCTTTTTCCGCCAGACGTAAAAGAAGCGGGCAACTCCAAAAACTGAATGGCCCGGGCGTGAAAACGAATAGGCTGGGCAGAAAGGAAAGAACATGAGAAATAGATTTGTAAAAGCAATGTGCAAAGTTCCAATGAACCTGCAGTTATTCGCGGAAGGAGACGATGCTGGGACCGGAGATGGAGGGAATGGCGGCGGAACCGGCGAAGACGGAGGTTCAGATCAGAGCGGTGCAGACAATCCCGCATCCTTTGACGATTTCCTGAAAACAGGAGACAATCAGGCAGAATTTGACCGCAGACTGCAGAAGGCAATTAACACTGCAGTTTCTAATGAACAGAAGAAATGGCAGACAATGACAGATGAAAAGCTTTCCGAAGCAGAGAAACTGGCAAAGATGACTGAGGATGAAAAAACAAAATATCTGCAGCAGAAGAGAGAAAAGGATCTGACCGCCAGAGAGGCAGCAGTAACCAGAAAAGAGCTGATGGCAGAAGCAAAGAATACCCTGGCCAGTGATAATCTTCCGGTAGAGCTTGCAGAAGTCCTAGATTATACAGATGCAGATTCCTGCATGAAATCTATGGAAAAGGTCAAAGCTGCATTCCAGAAAGCAGTAGAGACAGCAGTGGAAGAGAAATTAAAAGGTGGAAAGCCGCCAAAGAAAGCACCGGGAACTGATGCACAGGAAGCCCTTGAAAAGCAGGTATTCAATGCAATGATGGGCATTTATTAAAGGAGAGTGAACACATATGGCGATTAATACATTAGCAACAGCAACTTTATTCCAGAATCAGCTGGATAAGATTGCAGTACTGGAAGCAACAACTGGCTGGATGGATGCCAATGCCGGACAGGTAATCTATAACGGTGGAGCAGAAGTCAAAATTCCGAAGATGAGCGTATCTGGAATGGGAGATTATGATCGTGATAACGGATATCAGAGAGGATCCGTTACTCTGGAATATGAAACCAGAAAAATGACTCAGGACCGTGGCCGTTTATTCCAGCTTGATCCAATGGACATCAATGAAAATAACTTTGTAACTACTGCAGGAGCTGTCATGGGAGAGTTCCAGAGAGTGCAGGTTGTTCCGGAGATTGATGCATATCGTATTTCAAAGATTGCATCAGAAACGATCACTGCCAATAAAGCCGGAATGATCGGATATTCCTACGTTCCAGGAACAACAGGAACATCTGCCCTGCGCAAAGTAAAAGAAGGCATTAAGGCGATCAGAGAAGGATACAATGGTCCACTTGTATGCCAGGCAACACCAGACTTCATTATGGAGCTGGAACTGGAACTTGCAGGAAAGATTACAGCAGTATCCTTTTCTAAAGGCGGTATTCAGACCCAGGTACCGTCTGTAGATAGCGTTCCGTTGATTTCTACACCGTCCAATCGTATGTACACAGCAATCAAGATCAATGATGGCAAGACAACCGGGCAGGAAAAAGGCGGGTATGAGAAAGGCAGTACAGCTAAGAATCTGAACTTCTTCATCTGCCCGACAACCACACCAATCGCAGTAACCAAACAGGATATCATGCGTATCTTTGACCCGGCAATCAACCAGAAACTGAATGCATGGCAGATGGATTACCGCCGCTTCCATGATATCTGGGTTCTGGATAATAAGCTGGATTCTATCTATTTAAGCATTCAGGAGGCAGAAGGATGAGACTGATCAGAAAGAACGTGGAAAGAGAAGCTGATGGAGTGACCGCTCAGAAACTGATGAACGATGGATTTGAACCTGTCGAGGCTGTACCACCGAAAACAGCATCAGAGCCAGCCAAAGAAGTCGTAAAAAATATTGAAGAAATGAAAGTAGAAGAATTAAAGACTCTGGCTAAGGAAAGAGGACTCACCGGAGTCTCAGCCCTGGCAAAACAGGACCTTATCGATATTCTGAAAGGGTGATTCCTATGGCAGAAGCTAAAGATATAGAAAGAGTTAAGCTCCTGACAGGAGAAACCAACGAGGAACTGATCAAAGCTTATCTGGAAGAAGCTGCAGACTTTGTAAAAGGATATACAAACAGAAGCGTGATCATCACACCTCTGGAAAAAGCAGTGAGAGATCTTGCAGTTATTGCCCTGAACAGGATGGGAACAGAAGGCGAGACTTCCAGAAGTGAAGGCGGGGAAAGCTACTCATTTGAATCTGCTCCCAGGCAGGTTTACGACATCCTGAACAGATACCGCCTTGCCAGAGTGGGAGGGATAACTCATGAGAATGCGAAGAAGCAGGATTCAGACTTATTATCATAAAAAGAAGATTATAACAAAGGACTCAGAAGGCAGTACCAGTGAAGAATATGGTACTGCCTCTTCCATTTCTGGAGAATCCTGGCCGGCATCCGGGAAGGTCCAGGCAGAGCAGTATGGTCAACAACTGAGCTATATCCGCAATATGCGACTTAACGGGAAATATAAGATCCAGACAGACGAGAAAGGAAATCCTCACTATATCTTTGAGGATGGAACAGATCTGCAGGAATCAGATGGAATCTGTCTGTATGCAGGCCAGGACCAGAACCCGGATTATAAGATCATATCCATTAAACCATATCGGTTCCTGACATTGGAGGTGGAACGAATATGAGTATAGACGGAACCAGAGAACTGGAACAGAAACTCAGGGCAATGGCAGAACTGAATCCCAGACAGGCGGTAGCGACAGCTATCCAGACTGTCAGATCGGCGGCGGTTTTAAAATGCCATGTAGATATGGGAGAGCTGCGGCAAAGTATATCTGCAGATGTTACACAACAGGAGGGAAAGACAGTTGGTACCTGTTGGACCAATAAAAGCTATGCATCTTACGTGGAGTTTGGTACTGGTCCTAAGGGACAGGAAAAACACGAAGGGATTTCTCCAGATGTCACTCCTGCTTATACACTGACACCATGGTGGATTCATGAAAGCCAGGTAGATAAAAGAGTAGCAGAAAAATACCACTGGTTTCACATTGATACTCCGAAGGGAAGATTCTATCAGTGCACTGGACAACCGGCATATCCTTTCATGTATCCGGCATTAAAGGATAATGAAGATGCAATTGTAAAAGGAATGAAAGCGACATTTAAAGCAAATCTGGAGGGAAAATGAAAAATATAAAAGACAAAGTATATGAAGCACTTCTAACTGTTTCAGAACATGTATCAGATTCTTATCCTGGTACATGGGCAGAGGATGCGACAATCCAGTATGCAGAAGAACAGAACAATGTATTTGAAGCATCCAGTTCAGAAAATGGCTTACAGGAAGATAAAGCCTTTGTCAGATATCGGATTGATATCTGGGACAGAAAGAGTACATCAGCAACAGCTCTTGCAGTAGATGAGGCAATGAAAGCTACAGGTCTGAAACGGACAGAGTGTACAGATGTCATGGATCCATCAGTAATGAAGCATAAGCAGATGCGTTATGAAGGAATTGTCTCTATGGATTCAAAAGAGGTTTACTGGACATAAAAAGGAGGAATGAGAAATGTTAGCGAATGGAACAACCCTGGGATATAGGGAACATACAGATTCAACAAGTACCGCCTACACGGATCTTCCGGGTTTGAAAGAAATCCCGGAACTTGGCGTGGACATTGACAAGGAAGAAAATACCTGCCTTACAGATCCACACAAGATGTATGAAATTGGAATTGGCGATCTTCCCGATATCGTATATAAATTTAAATACGATAACTCAAAGGCAGACAGCCCTTATCGTGTAATGAGAAAAGCAGCAGACGATAAAAAAGTGCTGGATTTTCAGGAAAAGACCAAAGATGGTACAGTAACGGAATTTACGGCACAAGTAGCAGTAAAACGTACAGGCGGAGCTGTTAATGGCGTAATTGAATTTGAATTAAGCATGGCAGTTCAGTCCGATTTTAAATATACAGACCCGGCATAAGGAGGAATAAGAGATGTTAGATTATGAAAACACAGGCAGCCTTGGCGGCCTTGACAGTGCTGAAAAAGAGTCCCCAGAAACAGCAAAGACAGAAGAACCGAAAAAGAAAAGACAGCCGTTCGTATACTGGAATGTCAAAGAAAGAGCTTATCGCTTGAAATTAAAAGCCGCAGGTATTGAGAAACTGGAAAATAAATATCGCCAGAATCTCATGAACATGATTGATGATATCCCGCCGCTTTCTGTAATGCTTACCATTATTCAGGCGGCCATGGAACCCTGGGAGCATGGCGTAGATTACAACGATGTAAAGAAACTGTACGATATCTGGATCGAGGAAGGAAACAGCCAGCTTGAACTCTATCAGAAGGTACTCATCCCGATCATGGTAGTATCGGGTTTTTTACCGGAGAAGACAGCAGTGGCACTTCTGGAAGCGGTAGAAAATGCTTAATGTCTGATCAGCTTTCCAATCTGTATTTCTATGCACTGGAATTAGGAATCTCTGCAAAAGAGTACTGGGAAATGTCCATAAATGAAATCATAGACACCATGGACAGCTTACAGCGCCAGAGAAGGCGAAAAGAGAAGCAGAGGATCATGGATAATTTTATTCTGGCAGAGATACTGACTGCGAATCTTGCAACACTGATATCCGGAAAAGGAGATATCAAGCGTCCATGGGAATATTATCCGGAACTGTTTGAGAAAGAACAGGAACGTTACCAGAAGGCAGAAGAAGACAGAAAATGGGAACAGTATAAGGAAAATCGAAGAGCCTATATGGCAGAATGGAACCGCCGCCGGCATCAGTAATGTTTGCGGCGGTTTTTGAGGAAGGAGGTGGAGAACATGGGAGAAGATCTTGCTAAGTTAAAAGTCACGATTGAAGCAGATACCAGTCCCCTGAAAAAGGAATTGGATAAAAGCCGGTAGGAAGTTAAAAAGAGTACAGATGCGATCAGACAGGAAACAGATAAGATAAAGAATCCTTTCCAGAATCTGGGATCCGATAAGATACTTGGACCAATACGAAATATGACTCAAAAGATTAAAAAAGCACTGTCATCTGTATCACTAAAAGATGCCGTGAAAAATTATCAGGTAAAAGCTGGATTTAAGGTAGAGACAAATGATTACAAACTTGTAAAATCCGAAATCGAGAAAGCACAGGCAGCTCTTAACAGATATTATGAAAAACGAGACAAAATGGAAGCTCTTGGTACGAATCAGGAGAGCCGCGCCTGGAAGTCTCTGGAATATGACATAAAGAATGCCGAGGCAGCAGTAAAAAGATACGAACAGTCGAAAGCAAGTATGGAGAAGAATGGAACAGACGTTGCGCGTCAGGTTTCACTTCCAAAACAGGCGCTCAATCTTGGAAAAGGTATTTTATCTGGTACAGGGAAAGCTCTTGGCGGACTTGGCTCTGGAACTATTAAAGCAGTGCAAAAGGGATGGGGAGGACTTACCAATGCAGTAAATCTTTTTAAGAAAGCCGCATCTGCAGTAGGTCCTGTAATCAAAAGAACTTCCGGTTTATTCGGAGCACTGATTCAGAAGTTCTCAACAGGCATCCCGGTTATAGGCAGACTAACAGGAAGTCTGAAAAGCATTGGAAAAGGAGCACAAAGTTCATCCAATGGATTTGTGGGTGGACTTAAAAATATTCTAAAATATACCTTGGGTATTCGAAGTCTATTTGTTTTAACAAATAAGTTTCGAAGCGCATTGGTAGATGGTTTTAATAACCTGGCAAAATACGACAGCAGAACAAATGCAAGCCTGTCGATGCTGATGTCATCCTTGACACAGTTAAAGAATTCTCTTGCAACTGCTTTTGCGCCAATCCTTGAAGTAGTAGCACCAATTCTGAATAATCTGATTCAGATGATTATCCGTGTGGTCAATGCTATCGGTCAGCTTATGGGAGCGTTGACGGGAAAGACCACCATGGTGACTGCCAAGAAAGTTAATCAAGATTATGCGAAAAGCCTGGACACCAACAGCAAGAGTGCAGATAAAGCATCCAAGTCAGCAGAGAAGTACAAACGAACATTACTTGGCTTTGACCAGATCACGAAAATGGATGATAATTCCAAATCATCCACTGGAAATGGGAACAGCTCACTGGGCGGCGTGAATGATATGTTTGAGACCACTGCCATTCAGAGCCAGTTCAAAGATCTTGCGAAGCTGATCAAGGATTCCTGGAAGAATGCAGATTTTACAGAGCTTGGTTCCATCGTTGGCAGAAAACTGAATGCTGCATTGCAGAGCATTCCATGGAATGATATCCAGAACACCGCCAACAAGATAGCCAAAAGTATTGCAACTTTCCTGAATGGCTTTATTGAATCGACTGACTGGGGCTTAGTAGGCAATACCTTAGCACAGGGATTAAATACAGTATTTGGATTTGCAAATACATTTGCCGAGAATTTCCACTGGGGAAGCCTCGGAACTGCCATTGGAAACGGAATCAACGGTGCTCTAAACGGTATCGACTGGGAGCTGGTCTATTCTACTGTCAGAAACTGGGGCAGCGGAATTGCTGAAACCTTGAATAATGCAATCAGTACAATTGATTGGACATTGGTAGGAACGACTCTTGCCAATGGAATAAATGCACTATTCCTTTATGCAAAATCTTTCGCGGATACATTCGACTGGAATGGATTTGGAGTCGCAGCAGGAAATGGAATTAATGGTGCGTTATCCTCTCTGGACTGGGAACTGATCCGATCTACAGTATCCAGTGTTACAAAAGGAATTGTAGATACGCTGAATTCCTTTATATCTACGACTGATTGGGGGCTGGTAGGAAGAAGCTTTGCGCAGGGAATCAATACGATTATTGATTTTGCCTATACAGCAGTAACTACATTTGATTGGAAAAAGTTTGGTCTGGCAGTTTCAGATTTTCTTAATCAGACTTTTGAAACTCTGGATTGGGCGAAAGCTGGACAGACGATTTCAAATGCAGCTAAAGGAATTCTGGATTTCTTCATTCAGGGCGTTGAAAACACCGACTGGAAATTACTTGGAGAAAAAGTAGCAGAGTTATTAGTTAATATTGACTGGAATGGTGTAGTAAGTCGTCTGTTTGAGGCAATAGGAGCTGCTTTTGGTGCTCTGGCAGCATTTATCGGAGGACTTTTTGGAGATGCGGTAAAAGGAGCCAAACAGTATATCATTGATCATTTTACTGAAGCAGGTAAGTTTACCTGGGAAGGCTTTTTAAATGGTATCAAGGAAACAGCAATAGGAATTGGTTCTTGGATAAAGGAACATATTTTCCAACCATTTATTGATGGATTCAAGAGCGCTTTTGGAATCCATTCCCCATCTACAGTCATGGCAGAGATGGGTCAGTATCTGATGCAAGGCTTGCTGGAAGGCATTAACGGTCTAGTAGACAGTGTTGTTGATGTGTTTGGAGGAATCAGAGATACCATTGGAGAAATCTGGGATACGATAACAGAAGTGGCATCTACCGCATGGAATGGAATTTCAACTACAGTCAGCGGAGCATGGGACAGCATGAAAACAACTGCTTCTGAAAAGTTTGATTCCATAAAAGAAACCGTATCAGGAACTTGGGAAGACATAAAAACAGGAGCTTCTACGACCTGGGGAAAGATTACCACAACAGTAGGAGAAATCTGGGATGATCTTACTGGAAAATCCAAGAAGGATTTCCCATCCATCTCCGGAGATGCGAAGGGCGCTTTTGAAGAGGTTAACAAGTCATCAGAAAAAGAATGGAAAGCTTCTGCGAAATCAGTTACTACAGCTCTAAAAGATATGAAGGGTGATACATGGGACACAATGAAAACCGTGTACCTGTATATCAAGCGTTACTGGGGGTATGTATCAAAAGAAACAAATAAAACATGGATCAAAGCAGCAGAGAAAGTATCTGATGAAATTCAAAATATGGTTACCAGCACTGAACAGGGAACAGACAGCATTGCACGGGAATTTTCAGGACTGGGAACTAAGATCCAGAACAGCATTGGAAGCCTGTATAATATTGGTTACAATGCGGCAATGTCATTTGCAAATGGTTTTCGTTCTGTACATATTCCGGTACCAAGCCTTTACATTTCTTCATGGAATACACACAGACTTTATAATGGTGGTTGGTTCCAGACTCCAAACTTCAACGTCAGCTGGTATGCAAACGGCGGCTTCCCGGATATGGGAGAACTGTTTATGGCCCGTGAGAATGGACCGGAGCTGGTTGGACGTATGGGAAATAAGAGTGCAGTAGCCAATAATGGACAGATTGTAGATGGTATCAGGGCCGGTGTATTCGAAGGTATGGTAAATGCATTGGAAAGCTTTAACAGTAACGGAAATGGACAAAAGATGGAAGTACACGTTCATCTGGAAGGTGATTCAAAGAAACTTTTCAAGGTAGTGAGACAGGAAGGGCAGCAGTACCAGAAATCAACAGGAAAACCAGTATTTAGTTAGGAGGTGGGACATTGGTAACACTTGGTTCTAAATCAGGCGATGAACTGATTATTGATGGAGTGACAATGCCCACTCCGAAATTGAACGGACTTACAATATCAAAAGAAAAGGTATGGTCAAAGAATACCGGACGCGCGGCAAATGCAGAAATGATAGGAGATATTCTTGCAATCAAATATACTCTGAAATGCACTTGGCCGCCTTTGACCAGAGAGCAGGTTGCAGTGATTGATACTGCGATAACACCTGCTTTTTTTAATGTGACTTATACAGATCCGGGAAGCAATTCCCGGGTAACAAAGAGATTTTATGCAGGTACACCAACTTATCCGGTTTATTCCTATGTAAAAGGGGTCAAGACATACCAGGGAGTTGGTGTTGATCTGATTCAAAAATAGGAGGAAAAGAAGCATGGCAGCAGAATTAACGATCAATAAGAGCTTAACAGCAAATGGAACCATTAAAGTAGATGACAAGATTGTAATGAGTCTCTTTACAGAGCTTTCAACAAGTGCCAATGGTACTGACAGAGTAACCCAGTCCATTCAGGACAAAGAAACATACAACAAAAACAAAAAAGAGATCCGTGCCCAGGTAGCTGCCTTCCAGGAAGCGGTATGGAACATGCAGGATTCTATGGAAGAAGCAGATGACGTAACAGGGGAGGATACCACAGATGAAACTCAGGAATAGTCAGATCATTTCTTTTTTGAACACATATGCTGCAATAAAAGCAAAGAAGCTCCCTGTAAAGCTTGGATACGCGATCAAAAAGAACGTATCTGCAGTAACAGAAGCCTCGGAAGCTTATTCTGCAGAAAGAAATGAACTTTTAGCGCGTTACGCACAGAAAAGCGAAAACGGACAGTTTCTGGTAAACGACGGTTGTTATGTGATCCCGGATCAGGAAGGATATGCCAAAGATATCGAGGAACTTCTGAACATCGAAACAGAAGCAGAGATCCAGACAGTTTCTCTTGATGTATTGGAGAAATGCGATGATTCCAGATTTGACCCGTTAACCATCGAGGAGCTGACTGCCCTGGAATTTATGACAGAGTAAAGGAGGTACCTGAATGTATCAGTCAACGGAAGCCTTCGGAAATCTGATACAGCAGGATTCCCGAACATTTAAAAGTTTGATCACTTATGACGATACCAGTATCACGAACGCCAAAAGCATTAAGTTCACCGGTGGATCTGAAGGAGAGGATGATTTCTCCCTGGGGTCTGTAGTGTCCCAGTATGTAGAAGTGACGATCCCGGATTGCGCTGGCGCAATTGAAAACCATGAATTTTTACTGCAGATTGGCATGGACATAGATGGTCTGACGGAATACATTCCCATTGGATATTTTACAGCTGGAAAGCCGAAAAAGACGGAGAACCAGATAGAATTTACGGCATATGACCGTATGATGAATCTGGAAACACCTTTTTCTTCCAGCCTTTCGGATAATACGGATACAATTGCGATATTGAAACACATTGCAGAGATCACACGGGTACCGGTAATAACAGAAGGACTCGATGCGATCACAATGGCAAATCCAAAAGGTTATTCCTGCCGTGAGGTCCTTTCCTATGTGGCCCAGATGTATGGCGGATTTGCTCTCTGTAATCGCCAGGGGCAGATAGAGATCCATACATATACAGACAGTGACTATACGGTAGGGACTGGACGGTACTGGGATAATTTTGAACATAACGAGTATCCGTTTAACGTAGAAAAACTGACCTGTTATACAGGAAAAGACGAAGAAGGGAACAGCAGCTCCATATCTGCAGGCAGCGGAGTAAGAGCAGTTACCTTTTCCAATCCATTTATGACAGAAGATGTGCTGAACAATATCCTTTCAGCCATCGGTCAGTTTTCCTACATGCCGGGAAATCTGAAACTCTTAGGAGATCCCCGCCTGGATCCCTGGGATATTTTAACAGTAGAGGACCTGAATGGAGATTCTTACAAAGTTCCTGCCATGAAACTGGAGTGGGAGTATGATGGTGGCCTGACGCATACGATCGAAGCAGTTGGCTTGTCTGAAGAAGAAACAAATGCAGACTATAAAGGTCCCCAGACAAAAGAAATGGACCGTTATTACGCCCAGCTGGTCATGATAGATCATGCGATGATCAATAAGCTGGATGTAGATACTGCCAAGATCACCTATGCGACGATCACAAACCTGAATGCTACAAACGCAAATATTGAAAAGCTGAATGCAGACGTAGGAAACTTCCGGGATCTGACAGCGACCCAGTTCAAAGCTGCCAATGCAAAGATTGACATCCTGGATGGTAACTATGCTAATATCAAAACACTTCTTTCCGGAAATGCCGGAGTAGGGGATCTGCAGAACATCCACCTGACTTCGCAGAATGCGGTGATCGATTCAGCACTGATCCGAAATGCCGTGATGCAGACGGTCACGATATCTGATCTTTTGGCAGGGACTATTTCTACGGATAAATTTACGATCGTCTCAGATGACGGCGGGATCCAGATACAGGGAGCCACCCAGCAGTGGAAGGATGCCAACGGCGTGGTGAGACTGCAGGCAGGAAAAGATGCATCCGGGAACTTTACTTTTGCACTGTTCGATGAGACTGGAAAAGGGATTTTGATTGATGCAGCCGGCGTTCAAAAAGGCGCAATCGCAGATGGCGTTGTAGTAGACAGCATGGTTTCAGACAATGCGAATATCGCAGCTTCCAAGCTGGACATTGACAGCTTGTTTAAGGAGATCAATAACAGTGCCCAGGTGATCAAGAGCAGCCGGATCTGGTTTGATGATTCCGGACAGAATCTGAACCAGGCATACTCTCAGATCAGCAAAAATATTACTACCGTGCAGGAAACTGCCAATAGTGCCACCGGCACTGCAAAGGCTGCCAGCGATACTGCAGACTCTGCGGCAGATACAGCCAGAAAAGCACTGGATACATTATCCGGGATCAGTACACTGGATGCGATCGGAGCATTACTTGATAATGATGCGCATGTAGTTCATACGAATCCGGATGGAACCGGCGGGGATTATAGCACCTGCCATACAACCATGAAAGTATATCTGGGAGATACAGACGTTTCAGACCACATTGACGCAATGAGGGTAACAGTTTCAGAAGGAATCACTGGTACCTGGAATGCCAGAACCCGGACCTATCAGGTAACAGACATGACCACTGACAGCGGTTATGTAGATATCGAAGCACAATACGGCCTGGAATCAAAAGCCCTGCAGCTCGGTGATGAAATATTAGTGATTGGCGAAAAGATCCTGACGATAAAAAATAATGGTGTCTGGATCAAAAAACGTTTTTCTATCAGCAAGTCAAAAGATGGAAAGATCGGTATTTCTTATAATATTCAGACCAGCACATTGGTTCTGAGAAAACAAAAGGATGGAAAAACACTTTTGCCATCCAGTGTGACTTTCTCGGCATATAAAAATGACAATGGTCTGATAAGCAGCTATGCAGGGATTTTCCAGATAGAAGAATCCAAAGATTCCGGAAAAACCTATAACATTACCTATGGTTCTTCTGGAACAGAAACATTGAAAATATACACACCGACAGGACCTGATGTAAATCTGATTCGCTGTACTCTTTATGATACGACAGGAGTGCAGATGCTTGACACCCAGACAGTAGCAATCATTGCAGATGCAGCGGGATTGGCAGAAGATATCAAAAAAGCCCAGGATACTGCAGATGAAGCAAAAGAGGCAATAACAACCACCAATAATAAGGTGGCAGATATCCAAACAGGAATAGATGGCATCAAAGCAAACCTGTCAGAAGTAACGACAGACCTTCATGGCCTGACAAACAATTCCCTGATCTATAATGCCAGATACCATGATAACGGAGATGGGACCACAACATTAACAGCAGTGGTATACAAAGACGGCAGAGAAGTAACAAAAGAATACCCTTCCACCTGGTATAGCTGGACCAGAAAGACAGAAAGCGGCGAAACCTTCCTGGGATATGGCTATACGATCACCGTAAATAATGAAAATTACATATTTGGCGGTGTTGTAGTCGGACGATTCGAAACCTATAAACAGCAACTATTAACAGTAAGCATCGGAGCTCTCACCCTGAGTGGAAAAGCTCTCTGCTTCAGCACAGATGCATAAGGCACATGCCAGAAAGGAAACACTATGTCATTACCAGAAGAAAGCGTAGCAGCCAACACCCTCCCGGAAGTAACAACCATCCCAACTGGAAAAAAACTCATCTTCACCGATCCAGACACCAACGAAGGTGGGATTATCACCTTAGAAAACCTCTCAAAACAGATATTACAAAATCTGACCTCCCAGACATTCACTCTGGATCAGGGAAATCTGACACTTTTGCAGGCTTTAAACCAATTAAATAGTAACTCATCAAGAGTGGAAAATCGCATACAATTCGAATGGCATAATAAAGATGAAAAATATCCTTCAGGCTTAAAATTGGTGGTCGATAAAACGACAACTTTATTGCTGCCAATAGAAAGTTTTGTAAAGATGAAATGACATTTAAGCAACTTCGTATTCCCATTTAATATAGGTGTGAACAAATTGTAAATGCATCTCTTATATGGCAGAATTACCATGCAGGAGGTGCATTATTTTGACAAATATAGAACAGATCCAGAATAGAATCCTGGAAAAAATGCAGGAGATTTTATCAAACGAAGAGATTCAGAAACTGGAAAACGTTATGGCAATTGAATTTCATGGAATAGAGGTACAGCAGGAGTGTACTCAGCTGGTTACTTCCGAGAGCCACTGGGAAAAGATTCTTCGAACCTTTATTGCAAGCAAACGTATAGAAAACTGCAGTATAGGAACACTGGAACGCTATAAAGACTGTGTGACCAGATTAGTAACAACCCTGAATAAAAGACTACAGGATATTACGACAAATGACATTCGCTATTATCTGGCAATGTATCAGGAACAGCGGAAAATCTCAATGAGCTATATGGATACAATCAGAAGATACCTAAGCAGCTTCTTCGCATGGATTTCGGATGAAGGCTACATATCCAGAAATCCTATGCGGAGATTAAAGAAGATAAAAGTACCAAGAATGATTAAAAAGCCCTTTACACAGGCTGAAATGGAGCATCTGCGATGCAATGCGGAATCCCAAAGAGACATTGCAATCATGGCATTCCTTTACAGTACAGCAGCCAGAATAGGGGAAGCAGTAAGATTAGACAGAAAGGACATAGATTGGGGAAACAAAGAAGTAATTATATACGGAGAAAAAGGCAAAAAGGAGAGAAGAGTGTATCTGACCGACGATTGCGCATATCATCTTCAAAAATACCTTGCAACCAGGGAAGATAATAATCCGGCCCTGTTCGTAAGCAATAAACAGCCACATACCAGGCTTGGAAAACAGGCGATTCAATCCATGCTTCGGACTTTAGGAAACAAAACAGAGATTCATGCTCATCCACATAAATTCCGGAGAACTTTACTTACGGATGCAGGCAATAGAGGAATACCATTACAGGAAATTCAAATGTACGCCGGCCACCAAAAGCCAGATACAACTATGATGTACGTAACGGTCAGCGAAGAGAACGTAAAAGCATCATTTAGACGATATATTTCATAATCAAAGATGATTTCATATGGAATTTTTGAGACTGCCAGAAATGGTGGTCTATTTTGCGTGGTAAGAATTACATCCAGAAGATATGGAAAATGGAAAAATTCGGAGAAGGGCATTACTAGAGTAAATGGGAAGAGCGTTTAAGCTTTTGTAATTTTACCGTTGTTTATATTCCAACGTCTTGTATTATTATTGAAGTCGAACAGTACTATAGTACCAAATTTCCCTGTTATATATCGGTAGCCGAGCATAAGATACTGTATATTTGCGGTGAAAGTGCCGTAGAATGCCCCATCTTTTGGAATAGTATTAGCAAGCGCATCTATTATACAGTTATCAAGACCACCAATTTCACTGACATCAGAGTCAGAGTAACGGATGTGTATCACAGAAAATCTATTATTTGAAATTTTGTTACTATTTAAGCTTTAGAAATGTATGTGAAAACTTGTCGAATTAACCAATCGTTTTTTAATTCGTTAACACCATAAACACTTGCTTTCTTTTTTAAAGGATGTATTTGAAAAAGCATTGGGGTACCTACCTGAGTAACATAATTTATTATCAAATTATGCGTTGGTAAATAATCATCTGGAATATCGCATATATCAACAAAATCGGTTGTAGATGGATGGAATGCTTTTATACTAATGTTTATAAACACAGATACTAACCTACCAAATTTATAAAACGTAATTTCTTTGACAGTACTTTCTTCAATCCGTTGACTTTGTATTAGACTTGCAGAGTATTTTGAATATTTTGCATTACTATTTAAGATAGAGCGATATAATATATTTTTCCCATTGAAATTCTCATATAATATGCTGTTGAACTATGATTGATGGACAAGCCTATTCCATTTACTGACTTTTCAATAATATAGATTATAAAAACACAACTACCACTTGTATGAGGATTACCAGCAATATTAGAGGTTGTACGAAAATAATGAATTTTTCCTTCTGAAAGCGTTTTAATATAATCGGATACACTAGTTGATATGGTCGGAGTATCAATTAACGCCTTACTATTTTATTTGTACCCAGTTCTCAATTTGACTACTACCATACACTATACGCACAAAAAGATTACTCGTATTAGCTTTAAGTTGTATACGAATCCAAACCACATCAAATGATATGTATGCGGCATTTTCTATTATTCCATACAAAATTCTAAGTCCTTCATTTGTTGTTGTATATTTTGAGTCGAAAGCTGCGATATTTTTGGTCATTGAGATGTAAAGCTTCGAGGTGTTACTATTTGAACAAACAAGAACCCATGCTAAAGGACATCCCATCAAGGATGTCTTTTATTATGGATTTTTAGAAAAGGAGGAAGGCGGTGTGATATTTGAAAAGGAAATCAACATATATGCCAAGGATGCCATCCTGAAACGTTTTCAGGCAAACGAAACAAGTATTTCTATTACTCAGGGAAAGATTTCAGCTCTGATCAGCGAGAGTGAACTGGTTGAATTACAGAACAGTAAAGAAACCATGTACAGCAAGTTGGCAAGTGTTCAGATGGATGTATCTGGTCTGACAGAAAGCTTCTCGGATCTGACAACAAAGTATGATACAGTAACTGGTCAGTACAGCGCTCTTGATGCAAAAGTAGCGGAATACAAGAGAGGAGTAGATGGTTTATCTGCGAACATTACTGCAGTAAATACAAGACTGTCAGAAAATTATAGTACGACAGAGGCGATGAATGCAGCAATAAAAGCCAGCGTAGACGGCTTATCAACTACAGTATCAAAGACATATGCAACAACTGAAAATTTGACAGCTGCGCAGGAAAGTCTAAGGCAGCAGGCACAAGAATATGCTTCAGATGCAGAGACTGCAGCCACGAAAGCAGGACAGGATGCTGCGAAGGCAGCTCAGGAAGAGGCTTTAAAACTTGCCCAGGAATCTACGGATGAGAAGTTAAAGAAATACAGCACCACAATAGAAATGAATTCGGCAATAAAACAATCAGCTGACAGTATTTCTCTGGCGGTTTCTGAAAGCTACGTAAAAAATGATACATTAAAGAGCTACGCAACCACGGAAGCGATGAATGCTGCTATTGAGGTATCTGCCAATAAAATAACCTCTCGTGTGGAATCTTTAGGAGAAACTATAGACCAGAAAAACGGCAATTTCTATGGACTAGATGTTCCAACAACCAGTAATGCCCCGGCATCTTCCTGGACATCAGAAGAGTTGAAACAGCAGCATAATGGAGACATCTACATCCAAACTACTACTGGAAATACCTACAGGTATTTTTACGGTGATACAGGCCTTATCATAAAGTTTTCAGAAAATTGTAGGACAGAGAGTACAACTTATGACTATGTGAAAATTTTTTATAATGATAATGGAACGATGAAGTGTGCTGCAAAGCTGGGTGGAACCAGTATTGCAGGAGCGACTGTTTATGTACCAACTCAGGAATTCTATGTATACTGGCATACAGATGGCAGTCAGGATTCTTTCTATGGATTCAAGATTGATTCTGTTACTCAGGGAGCTGGAACAAAGACCGGATCAGCAGATGGACTTCCTGGATATACAGCAACAATTTTGAGCGCTGAAACATATCCGGAGAGCAGTCATGGCAATTATGGAAATAACGTCAATCAGCTCTGGAAATGTACAGGCCCTGCTGTAGGTACGAATACATCTTTCTGGCAGAGAATAGAAACGGTCACCAAATCAGAAGTAAGTTCCCTGATAGAGCAATCAGCAGACAGCATTCGCCTGCAGGCCAAGAAAATAATGTGGCAGAGCGATTATTCCTCTATGACTGAAGCTGGAGAATTAACCTGTACAGGAGCTTCTATTCAAGGTGATTTAACAACAAAGCAACCGTGGAATAACTCTTATAAAATTACTGAACTGAAAGAAGGAGTTATTAAAGGATATAAAGGCGATACGCAAACCGGTCTGCTGGATATGTCAGCATACTACTCAGACAATTTGAGACATGTTGCGCTAAATGGTTTTGACTATCTTCATTTGCAGGCAGGTACAGATATTCTGGTAGAGCAAACAGTTACTTTTGAAAAAGAGATAAAAGTTACAAATGGTTGTAAGCTGCGTGTGAATTTTATAGATTCCATAGTATCTGGAAACGGAATCCAGATACCAGCAGATTTAAATATAGGAGAACCGGGAGTTGCAAGAGAACTATATGTAACTGGAACGATAGAGGCAACTGGGACGATAACAAGCCCTTGGGCAACCAAAAACTATGCTTTTAATACTTCTGCGAATTTGTATATAACATCTGACGGAGTTATTAAACGTGCAATGAGTGGTTCATCTAAGAGATATAAAAATCACATAGCAGATTTAGAGGAAACAGATGTGAAGGAACTATACGGTTTACCTGCTGTACTGTTCAAATATAAAGAAGAACTTCTTAGTGATGAAAGCGAAGACTATAACAGAGTAGTACCAGGCTTTTATGCAGAATCAATGGATAAATATTATCCAGATGCATGCCGATATAATGAATTAGGTCAGCCGGAAGACTGGGATCCAAAGAAACTCCTTCCCGCAGTTGTAAAATTAGTACAGTTGCAGAAAGAAGATATTGATACAGTTAAAAAGTATTGCCCAGAACACGGCCACGGAATCTTAAATGAAGATGGCAAATGCATTATCCTACTTAATGCAATAGAAAACCAGTATTACATAACCCTCACAAAATATGGAGAAGGAGATCTCTATATTTCAAAAAAGGATACCAGTAGTTTTATTGTAACAGGAACCCCGGATCTGGAATTTGACTGGCAGGTAACTGCAGCATAGGAGAACACATGAAGAAGATCAGAGCACAACCGAAAGATTCTTTTTATTTTGCCCAAATTGCGCCGGCACAATTGCCAGAAAGGAAAAGAGATGGAAACAATCATTTCAGCCTGCATCAGTGCGGCGGTTACATTAATTGTATGCGTGATCAGCAATAATGCACAGCAGGAAAAGACGCGAACTCTTATGGAGTACAAGCTGGAAGAGTTGACCAAAAGAGTAAATGAACACAATAACCTTATCAAAAGAACTTATGCTCTGGAAGAAAAAATGAGTGTACATGAGGAACAGATTAAGGTTGCGAATCATAGAATAGAAGACCTGGAAAGAAAAGGAGAATGACTATGGAACAGATTATCAACTATGTAAAACCGGAACTCATCGTAATAGCAATTGCCCTGTATTTCGTGGGAATGGCATTAAAACAGGCACAGGCAGTAAAGGATAAGTACATCCCTCTCATCCTTGGTGGAATCAGCATTGCAATTTGTGCGATCTATGTGTTTGCCACCTGCACCTGCGGTACCGGACAGGATATTGCAATGGCAATCTTTACAGCAATCACACAGGGAATCCTGATTGCTGGTCTTTCTACATATGTGAACCAGATTGTAAAACAGGCAAATAAAGACGAATGA